GGGGACAGTTATTGCCACGAGTCCAAGGGGCGACGGGGTCGCCCTGGGCGGCGCTTTCAGCGCCTGGGTTAGCGGGAGCCTTCTTCACCATCTTCCAGGTATGGACATGCGTGCATATTTTGTTTTCCTTACCGGTGATTGGCGACCAAATGCCATAAATACGAATCCCGTGATCGCCATAGGTTCCTGGTTCGACTGTCGGCTCGTAGGCGGTATGAATGAGGTAATTTTTGCGGGGAACAAGTACACCGCCCTGCTTCATGATGTAAGTGGCAAAACAGCCAACATCAGCAGCAGCAAGCACAGCGTCCAGTTTTGGATCCATAAGTACCGGAGCACCCGGTTTGCTGGTTTTCATTGCACGAGTTGCCTGCGATGCGAACAATCGTAACTCGCGGTACGCCTGGCGGCCTGGAATCCCAAAAAAACGAAATTGTTGAACACGGTGCAACGATGCCCATGCAGTGACGTACTCGGCACTATCACGTAGTGATTTACCCGTCTCCTTGCTGACGGTGTCACCCAGCCCACGCCCATCGATGTTTTTACTGACGTACTTTGCAATATAACTGGCCGGAGTCCCCTTTCGCGGGTCTATCAGCTTTGACTTGAAACGAGCGCCAGTGTTATTGCCAAGTTCGGCGCGATCTTCTCGGATAGCGAAACGACGCAGCAGCTCTGTGATTGCACGTCGATGTTTTTTGCGCATAAAACACAATAAATGCCAGTGCACAGTGCCATCGTGATGTGGTTCGGCTACGCGGACGCCGTACCAGCGCAGCTCCTTTTTGTGCATTGCCTTACGGAATGCCGCAAACGTATCAACCAGATAGTCGCTGCTTTTCCTAACTGTCGAGTGATCCCAAGTAGGGTTAGGCTTCCCGTTCATCAGTGTGGCGTGGTACTTAGACGGGCAGGTGATGGTATAGAACATGGCGCAGTCGCCACGCATTTCAGCTATCAATTCCAGGCCTTTAACACAGGCCATCATCTCATTACGGCGGTGCGCTGGATTGCTGGCACTTGCAAGCACCACATCCTCCATGCTGAGCGTGTCGCCATCTTCGTTAATCAGATCATGATTGCGGAAAAAATCCATCGCCTTACGGCGTTGTTCCCGCTTCTGCAACAGAATGTCATGGCTGACATAAGGTGATGCGTGCCGATGAACAAGGCACGCAGCCCGAAGCAACTCTTCCCGCCATTCGTTGCGGAGTTGCCACAGCTTACGTTGCCACCAGTCAGCACAACGCATACGGGCAAGCGCACCCGGTATCAGCTCGTAATTAATCGGGTTGCGGCGATTATGTTTGCTGCGGAGCGCTTCATAACCCGGCGGGATAACATCAAGGCATGACACTTCGGCCGCCACACGACGATAGAGCTCCAGTATTACGATGGGAGAAGCTAATTCATCGGTCAGCATCTCACCGCAAAGCTGGATAAAAATCATATCAATGTGCGCTGCGACCAGCGTTGAAAGCCGCTTAACCTCCCGCTGATTCAGTTCAGCAAGTCGAAGGAGTTGATCAAGGCTATCCCTGCCAGCCATGGCCTGGAATGACAGCGACGCCTGGTTAGCACGGACCTTGTCAATTCTCACTAATGAGGGAGTAATGACCTCATTCAGATAGGTAGGCAAATGGCGCGGATCTTCTGATTTTTCCAAATACTTAATCCTTGTTTCCAGCGGCTTGCGCAGGAAACCAGGCAAGCTGGCGACGTCATCACGAATCAGGGTAAGAGGATCAACACGATGGAGTTCTGCATGTCGCTTAGCCTTCTCAATCAGCGCATCATTCAATTCGTCATAGTGCCAGGGATCGCAATGTGCAACAGAAAAGAGGTACTCTTCTGCTGCACGACTCATTGCTTCAGCCTGCTCGCGTTGATCGCTTTTATCCTGCTCATAAAGCGCAATCCAGACGGCCAGCGCAGATGGTTTCTGTGCAGGCACATCAACAGCATAAGGGTTTACTGGCTGCTTTCTGGCATTCCAGCTCCATGCCAGGGATGTGGAGTCAGGCATAACTCACCTTCGAATCTTATTTTGCAAAGCCAATGCCTCAACAAGCTGGCGCGCCAAACATTTCGGCATATGTCGCATCACCCATCACCGCCCCACAGTCCGGGCAACCTCCACCACCAGAACGACCGCAACCGCCACACACGCGAAGTACGCCAATCACTTCACCGGCCATATCGCGGGTTTTGGCGCTAACGGAACGTCGAACTCTGAAGGCGTGGAGATTGAAAGCGGAGTAGATCTGGCGTGTTTCTGGTGTGTCGCTATTCGAGATGGCCGATCGCGTTCCATGCTGGCGATTAACGTCCAGCAACGCCGTAACCAAAGCGCGGTGATCATCCAGGGTAAATGGCTTGCCGTAAGCGGTAAAATTGGCTGTTTTGCTAGTCGGGATGTACGGCGGATCGCAGTAAATCACGGAGTCCAGGCGATTCCTGGCGACGTACGGAATGGAAGTACGAAAATCATTACAAAGAAAGAGCGCGTGAGTATCCCGCGCCTTTTCAGCAAACAAGCGCATTTCGGCTTCTGGGAAATAAGGCTCCTTATAGCTGCCAAAGGGGACATTGAAACCGCCATCCCTGTTGGTGCGATAAAGCCCGTTAAAGCAGTGGCGGTTCAGGTATAAAAATGAGGCCGCCCACCGTACAACGTAATCATCTGCACACTCGTCATCCCACGACAGGTGGTTGAACAACTTGCGCTCTTCGTAATACCTATCTTCGTTATTGCCATTTCTGAATACGTTCCTGGCGATCAGTATCAATCTTTCAGGGTCTTCCCTGAGCGAGCGGAAGAAATTGATCAATGCACGATTGCTGTCACAAAGCACATAGCGGCGGTATTCCGTATTCATAAAGACTGTGCCACTGCCTACAAAGGGCTCAATCAAGCAATCGGCTTTAGGTAAGTGCTTCAGCAGCTCCGGCAACACGCGGGTTTTACCGCCAGCCCACTTAAGAGGTGACTTAATCATTTGCGGCATTCCTGGTTATAGGTTTCATGGGTCATCAGTCGCCACTGCTTACCACCGTTTTTGCTGAGCAAACGCCAACGGAGGCCAATGCGGATCACGAGATAGGCGTGTGGCTTGACGCGGGTGTAATTACGCTGTCCACGAGCAAAGCAATTCAGGGCGGCAAGCGCCCTCTTACAAACCGGCAACGGCGCGTTACAAACAACAGATAAATGCGAATGCATGGCGGCCCTCACAGCGATCCAATGTGTGGGGAGGTTAAGCGCTGCCAGATTTCGCAGACTTGCTCCGCTTGATATCGCGCGTCAGTGAGCGTGTAACGCGCCAGGGCGCTTCTCGCATGAGGCGCATAGTCTGTGGCAGCAGCAAGGTCGAGTAGTGAACGAATGCAGCGGTATTTTGTGCCTTCAGGGAAAATGCCTGACACCTCTAAGCGATCCACGGCATAACGAAGTGAAACCAGTTTTTCCGGGGCACCTTTGAACCATACGAATAACGCCGCGTTCCGGGGACAGGTATTGTCGGCGATGAAAGCAGCAAGGCTGCAAAGTGCATCTTCTTCAGCTTCGGTTGCGCTCATTACTTCGGCGCGCCAGTGAGAGTCTTTTTTCATCCAATCGAATGCCGTACTAATGCTGATACGGCCCTTCAAGCTTTCAGATTTACGAATGTCTATCGAAGAATAAAAAACCTTTCCGATCTGCCCTGTTGAGGGTTCAAAAAACACAGCTTCAATGGCACACAGAGGTGATGACGGTTTCTTACTAACGTTAATCAAATCGATCATTACGTGATTCATGGTCTACTGCCCTCGCTGGTGATTGTTTCGTGGTTGGCTATCCACTGCTCAAGTGCTGAATAAATCTCTTCGGGGGTAAGGCCTTGCTCTTTCAGCAGGCCCATGCGGATGCGCAGCAATCCGAGTAAGTGGGCGCGCTCGCCTTTGCGCGCATTGGTGCTGATTCCCATAAACTCTGGATCGCTTATTCCGCCTTCCGGCTTTATTGACGTAACCGACATGCAACCTCCTGAAAAAGGCAAAACGTGTCCCCGGCAAAGTAAATGCCGTTATTTTTGAAGCGGGTTAATCAATTGTTTTAGCGCGATTTTCTTTTAATCTGCTTGAATATCCTTTCATGCCAGTAATACATGAAATCAATAAAGGTCATTCGCGCGCGATCGTGATTACCGCGAATTGCTTTTTCGAGCCCGTAAATTATTAAATCTTTAGACGGGCTTTTTGAACTAATGGTGATACGAGCACCATTTTTTAGATGTACAGTGAACCCCTGCTCGGCACTTTCCACTGCTTCTCGAATCAGCATTTCCTGTTCCCAAGATGTTTTTTCTTCGGTGAACATGGCGTACTCCGATGATCAGTTAAAGCGAGGGGGCTCCAGCCGCCAGGAGGCTTTAGCTCCCAGTTTCAGGTGTTCCAAGATCTCCGGGGTAACTTCTACGGTTACCGCCTGCGGCTGAACAAACTTCATAGCCTTCTTCAGTTGCTCAGCGTCCAGAGATAGCAGGTCGTATGGTTTAGGGATATCACCATCGGTCACGGAAATAATGATGTTGCGGAGTTCTTCAAGAGTGCATTCATCATTCTCGCCTTGAAGCATTGCGAAATGATAAAGGTGGGATACGCCATGACGTAAAAGCTGGAGAGAGTAATCATGATTCCATTCCAGAAACTCTTTATTGAAATGGAAGCATTGTAAAAGCGAGTTAATTTTGTCTGCATATTCGAGTTTCATTTTCGCCCCCAGAGATTAAAAAGCAATAAACCGCTTTTTACTCATGATTCTGTCAATCGTTCGGCATGCTTCTGATAAAGCAAAGTCAATGCCGTAATAATGGCCTGTGTGCGTAATTTGATAGCGCTGGCGGTTGTACGGTTTTTTGCGTGGGAGTTTCAGAATAGTAAAACCACAGTAGAGGCTGGTTTTGCTATTGAGCTGTGATACTGATCCGCGGCTACCGTTCTTCATGTTTCCTCCCCTGAAACCGGCTATCGACCTGGCTCACCGAGACCAAGCCACATCAACCACCCTTCCCTGATCTCCTTTGGACGACTTTCGTAGGCCAGTTTCATGCCGTTGTTCCAGGCTGGAAGGTAAACCCAGTATTCGCCGGCACGGCCAGAAGTAGACTGGGGATCGGTCATCTCGATTACAGGAAGCTTCCCTTTCTCGATCATTCCTCTTACCGCAGCCGGCGTTTTCCCGATGAGTCTGGCAAATTCCTGATAAGGAACCGCATCGGTCGTGCTTGTGATTTGCTTTACCATTAACATTTCCTCGTTATTCGGTTCATGGATTGCTCTTAATGGCTTATAGTTGGCTTTAGTGTTCAATACTAAACACTTAACTGTTTACATCTAAACACCATACTATTGAGATCTAAACACCATGTCAAACGCGTTAAACGAGAAAATCGTCTTAATAAGAAAGTCTGAGTATCTAAGTAGACAGCAACTCGCTGATCTAACTGGAATTCCTTATGGGACTTTAAGTTATTACGAAAGCGGACGCTCAACCCCACCAACCGACGTAATGATGAAGATTCTGCAAATACCTCAATTTACTAAATACACACTGTGGTTTATGACCGATCAGGTTTCGCCTGAAGCCGGTCAAATCGCACCGGCACTCGCACACTTTGGGCAAGACTTAACAACCTCGCAGCACTCAGACCAAAAGACTGGTTAACAATTAACCAGTCCTACATACATTTCAAATGTCTATTATTGGTCGAAAAGTATTCATCACATAATTGCAACGCGTTAAGGCCTAAAGGCAAACGCACCCATCGGAGGGTTTTCTTATGACTATTAAGAAACTCGATGATGGTCGATATGAAGTGGACATCAGGCCTGCTGGTCGCAATGGAAAGCGTATCCGCAGGAAGTTTGATAAGAAAAGTGAAGCTGTAGCGTTCGAGAAGCATACGCAGTTCAACCACCACACCAAAGAATGGTTATCAAAACCGACGGATAAGCGGCATCTGTCTGAACTGATACAGCTTTGGTGGAATTTGAAAGGCAAGCATGAGGAGCACGGTCAGATAAACCGCAACAAGTTAGATATTTTTTGCAGGATTACCGACGATCCTTGTGCTTTTCAGATTACAAAAGCGCTGATTAGTCAGTATTACGCGGCAAGAAGAAGCCAGGGCATCAAAGCTTCCACCATTAACCGTGATCTCAACAGCATCAGTGGTATGTTCACAGCGCTTATCGAGGCCGAGTTGTTTTCGGGTGAACATCCGATCAGAGGGCGGAAGAAGTTGAAAGAAGAAGTCCCAGAAACTGGCTATCTGACAGAGGACGAAATCAAGCACTTGCTCTTTAAACTGGATGGCGACAACAAGAAGATAGCTGTTCTGTGTTTAAGTACTGGTGCTCGCTGGGGCGAAGCGGCTCGACTCAAGGCGGAACACATCATACAGAACCGTGTGACGTTCGTTAAAACCAAGAGTAACAAGCAGCGGACTGTTCCAGTTTCAGCGGAAGTGGCAAAACTCATAGCGGATGGTAAGCGAGGGTTGTTATTTAATAAGGCGTCTTATTCTGACTTCAGGCAGATACTCAGGGAGGTAAAACCTGATCTTCCGACCGGCCAGGCGACGCATGCACTACGCCACAGTTTCGCGACGCACTTTATGATTAATGGGGGAAGCATCATTACATTACAGAGGATCCTAGGACATGCGCGAATTGAGCAAACTATGGCCTACGCTCACTTTGCGCCCGAATACCTCCAGGATGCAATCTCACTTAACCCGCTGAGAGGTGGTGCTGATGCGTAAAATGTCCACATTATGTCCACACTTAAGTAGGTAAATATGGCTTTCAACGGTCTTGCGTGCCGCGCAACCCCGCATTGCACCGTTGAAAGCCGTAGTGTCTGGGGTGGCTAACGCACCCGACGGGGCTTTTTTTCCCGCCGCGGATGCAGGTATTCTCCTAACAGATGTGTTAAATTTTATGTATCTATGTTAATTCTGCGCTGATTGTTGTTTAGCATAACTTGCTGGTAGTTATGATTAGCGTTCGGGAGCCGTATTTCTCCTGTCCGATTTTATTCTCGCTCGCGTGTCGCAAACGCTCGCTAATGAACACTCCCTCGAAACCCTGGTGCGACAGCTGCTTGAGATGCTGGAGCTGGTTACCCGAATGGAATCTACCTACCTGACTCGTATCGACTTCGA